TGTAGCTGCGGCTGCAGCGATCTCGTCATCGTCGTCGTGCCCGGTGCCATCCTGGCCATCGATCACGGCTTGCATCGCGGCGAGTTCTTCGGGGGAAAACTCATCTTCGGTCAATACGGCCTGTTCCTCGGGCGTGAGGGTGGACATATCGACATCTTGGTCAGCACTCATGCGCTTCTCCGGTTGGTTTGTGAAATTTCAAGGAAATGCTGTAGGCACCCTCAAGGAGCGTCTTCAACTGATCGAGGCTTCCACATTCCCCGATGCAGACTTTCGACATGGACTTGCCCGCATTGATCCAGGCTTTCGGGCAATGGAACCCCTGCCGCCGAATCGCCTTGAACAGGTCACGCGCTGGCCGGATGTCGTAGTTCAAAACCCGGATGCGTTGCTCCATGGTTGCCATGTCGTAAATGAAAATCCAGCCACCAGGACGCAAGACACGCCAGGCTTCGGACAGCGCCTTGTCCAGGTCGCAATGCCCCAGGACGTAGCTGAAAACAACACCGTTGGCGCATGCTGGCGGGTACGGCATCGCCTCAATGTCGCCCACGGATTGCTCCATGTCGGGATCGGCATGCGCGAGCTGGGCTGCGCCGATGTTGAGAAGCTTGAACTTCAAGCTCGGATCAACCGCATGCCAATGCCGCGCCATGGCACCGGTGCCACAACCTGCATCTATGATCGTGTCGAACGGCATTGGGCCAGCTTGCCGGTGCAAAAAGGTGGCCTGCTCGCGCTCGTCGTCATGCTCACGGAATATCTGCAGCAGTGACTCTCCACGCGCGACGATAGAGTCGGTCAATTCCTTGACCACCGCATCGTCGTAGTAAGCGCCCATGGCGACTTACTCGGCGTAGGGCGCCATGTCGCTGGCGACGCCGGTGCCGTTCTGGGCATCGGCCGGGCTGGTGGGCACCGTTGGAGCGGTTGCCACACGCGCCATGCTCATCATCTTGGCCTTGGCCAGCGCTTTCGCCTTGGCATGGCGCTTGGGGTCGCTGTGAATCTTGTGCGCGGCCATGAGCGTGTCCAGATCGTTGCGCGTTTCCCAATCATCCGGCACTGCAGCCGGAGTGGTAGCGGAATTCAGTTTGCGTTTTGCCATGGTCATGCTCCTGGGTTTGGTGGCGTGCTCGGGGTCGCTGGTTCATGCGCTACTGTGCCTTGCACTGGTACGGGCACTGCGCCGGGTGGCTGCTTGAGGTCGGCCGCTGGCACGTTTCCGCGGCCGGTGACGGATGCCTCCAGAACCTTGATGCGCTGGGCCATGGCGGCCAGACTGGTATCGCTGGCGCGCGTGATTTCGGCCACACGAATCTGCGCATCGGCCGCGATCTTGGCGATCTCCAGCTTGGTGTTCGCGTCGCTGGTGATCTGCATCGTTTTGTTGTTGGCCTCGGCCGTGGTCTGCTGCAGCTTGGCCTGCAGGCTTTCAATCTCCTGCGAAGCCTGCGCCCTGATCTGCATGATCTGATCCTGGAACGCCTGCGTGTTGCCAGCGCCACCATTCGCGCCCTGCGTCTGCGCTTCGAGTTGTGCCGCTTTGGCGTTGACCTCGCGCACCTTGGCCGTCTGCTCCTGCAGCGCCAGCACTGCGGCGTGCTGCTGCATCTGCATAGCCTGGGCCTGCTGGGCTTGCTGCTGCTGCTGCGCCTGCTGTTGCTGCTGCTGTTCCTCGGGAGTGAGTTGCGCGCTGGGGTCAGGTGCGCCAGTCATCTGCCGGATTTCTCGCACCATGTCATCCTTGTTCGGAAGATCCGAGTAGCTGATTGCCATGGTGAGCACACGCAAGGCGATCTCGGGTGGCAGGCGTGTTGCCATTTCGCTCAGGGTGGTGAACATCACCTGTCGGATCGTGCCTGCATAGTCCTGCTCGCTCACCACGAAGTCGGCAGCCGTCGCGGTGATGTCGTTGATGTAGCGGATCGAGCCATCCGCTTGAATTTCCGGGCTGTTCACATGCGTCCACTCGATGCCGCCCGTGGTGCCGGTCAGGCGCACAACCTTGGCATCGGTATAGAACTGCTCGACCAGGGACAGCAACTTTTCGCCCTGCACCTGGATCGCTAGGCGCAGGTTGTCGAACGGCTCGGTGGTCACGACGCTGCCTGCCATCTGCCGGGCCTGGATCGCCACGCCGCTGTTGGCGTTGGTTTGGCGACCGAGGTTTTCATCTGACACGCCACTGTGCCGCTGAATCGCTTGCGCGGCCAGGGTCATCATGTTGATCTGACCGCTCGCCGCATCGGTGTCGCGCCGGATCGTGACCGTCTTGCCGCTGTTCGTGATGATCATGCCGTCCGGGCGGTCGGCCTCATCGCGCAGCATGTTCAGGTCATCGACGGCGCCTTTCTCCGCGATGATCTGATTGGTGTTCAGCAGGAACAACGCCTTGCTGGCGCGCTTGTTCATGTCTTCCTGTATGTCACGCAGCCGACGAATCATGCCGTAGGGCAAGTGATCGCGCCCACGGCGGTAGCACCACACAGGCGTCAGGCCGAAACGGTTGTGCCGGAACCGGCTCGGGCCATAGCCCAGCATGCGGTTTTCGGTCATCACGGCGACGTGCATCCGCATCATCACCTTGTCGATGATGGTGGCACCCGTGGCGTTGATCGAATCCGTGAGCGTCGTGTCGGACGGGTGGTAGAACGAACCGTGGAACGGGCCGCCCTGCACGATCTGCGTCTTGGCCGCCTTGAGGTACTGGCACTCGATCAAGCGCACACGCTGGCGCCGGGTCGTGCCCATCGGTGCGCTTCCGGCCGCGAAGATCACGCCAGCACGCTCGTCCAGGCTGGACGTGGTGGTCATCAGTTGTCCGGTCTGCAGGCCATCGGTCGTGTCCTCGTACTCGTCGGAGCCCATGGACATGCGCGGCGCGGCATAGGCAGCTTCACGGATTGCATCTTCACGGTCGGGAAACATGGCCATCGCCACGTCCAGATCGACCCAGCGCCAGCGGAACACATAGCGCGCGTCCTGCAAGTCCAGTTCGTTCGAGCGTGAATCCCACAGCACATTGCGCCAGTCCTCGTACTTCGAGTACAGGATGTCCTTGGTCGGGTCTTCGCGCACGCCGTCATCGATCCAGCCCACACCGACCTTGATCGCGTCGGCAAAGGCGCGCGAGCGGGAAAAGTCGATTTTGTTGATGTCCGCGACGTACTTGAGCACCTTGGTCTTGATGTCGGCGGTTTGCACGTCCTGCTCGTTACGCGGCAGCACATCCCAATCCACGGAGGCGCGGCGCTGAGTGCCGATGAGCCAATCGACCACCGGAGCGATCTCGTTGTAGACCAGCGGCATCTGGCCTCGGCTACGAAGCGTTTGGGCATCGTCGGCCAGCCATTGCATGCCGTCATAGAAATCGGCGTCCATCGCCATTTCCATGCGATTGACCGCCTGCATTTCCTTTTCCCAATAAAACCAGTTGAGAAGGATGTTGAGTTCGGTGCGCGATTGTTCGTTGTCGAGCGGATTGGCCTTGGAGTCGCCCAGCGAGTTGTCATTTTCGGGGGGAGCAAACCCGAGCGTGTAGTCAGCGCTGGCGCCGCCGCCATTGGCATAGGCTTCGGTGAAATTAGCCATAGGTCGGCCCTACCTTTTCCAGGCGAATGTCTTCCTCGGCGAATACCTTGCCATCGGCGCGGCCTTGCATGCGGCCGAACGACCCCTTGATGAGTTCCTTGGTCGGCGCGCTGGGCATGCGGATCAGGTTTTCCAGGCCATCGTGGATGATCTTGGCAATCTTGATGGCGTTGTTCATGCTGGGCTCGTCGCCCATCACCTCGCAAGCCTTGCGCGATTGCTGCACCAGGTAGCTCTCATCGTCGTAGCGCCAGGCGGAAGAGTCGCAGACGATGAACCAACCTGCACCCTTGCGGTAGGTCGGGATCAACACCATGGCGCGCTCGTCGTTGACCCAGGTGTACAGCACGGTGATCGAGCCGAAAATGTGCGACTCGTAAGCCTGACTCAATTCGATGGACAAACCCATGGTGCCTCCTGGTTGAATTCCGGGAAGTCTGGCAGCACTGGTACGGACGCTAGACGGCCATCGGTGAGCCGCGATTGCGGCGCCAGCTTGCGTTCTTGCCGAGTTGGGTCTGGGCACCGATGTTGAAGGTTTCGCCCTTGTCGGCGACCTGGCCAAATTGCCGGAAAGCGTCGGCGCCGTGCGAATTTGCATCGTGCATTGGCTCATCCGACCAGTTGCCCGTGGTGCGGTTCCACTTCTTGCGGTAGTTGGCCAGCCGGGTGATTCCCTGCTTGCAGTGTGTTGCATCGAACCAACACGATGCGAATACGTTGCGTGTGGCGGTGATGCCCGAGTTGATGCGCGTGACACGCGGCACTGTCTCGAAACGCACGCCAGGAAGCATGTCTTCCAGCATCTCGCGGATCGACCTGTTTGTGTCCGGGTTCTCGCCCAGGCGCTTGTGCTCGGCGTCGTGCGGCAAGTACATGGTGCCGAGGTTGTAGCCGTAACTCTGAATTTCCTTGACGAAGAACTCCAAGTCTTCGCCACCCGCTTCAAAGTATCGGATGAACCGGTTCTCCAGGCCGACGCGCTGGTGAAACCATATCGCCGTCATGTCGCCGCGTCCCAAGTCCCAAAAGGTGTTGACGGGCACCGTCTCGCGCGGGATGCTCGGTACGATGCGCCCCTGCCGACGTGTGTCGGCCAGTTGCTGGCTGTAGTAGCAGCCCTCCATCGAAACCTGAAACGCCTCGGTCGGCGTGCTCGGGTATTCCTGGCCCATCAGCACACGATCACCGCCGAAGTCTGAATCGCGTGTGGCGACGTACCAGGCGCGTTGCCTGGCGGTGATGACAACCTTCATCAGCCCTTCGATCTCGTTGAAGTAGCGGTTGTCCGCATCGGTGAGCTGCACTGTCTCGGCGTCCAGCTCGTAGTCGGGTGCGCCGTACCACGGGAAGAAGTGCATGCGGTAGTCGCGCGGGGTCAGCGCCCTGCCCTCTTGCTCGATGGCCAGCGCGCGCATCGCCATGTCGTAGAACGCACCTTCATTGCCTTCGGCGGTGGATTCGACGATCAGCATGCCATTGAGCGGCACGGCCGGGATCGATCCTGTGACGATTTCCTTTGCCTTGTCCGGGTAGTTGGCACAGATCTTGCCGAACTCGGAGATATGCAGCCGGTGCATGGTGCCGGAGCGCATCGACGTGGCGACACGGATGCTGGCGCCGTTGTGGTCGAACAGCAGTTCAGATGCAGAGTCGCGTTCGAGCGGGAACTTGGCGCGCAGCGAGTCGGGCAAGTGCTCGTAGGCGAACTTCACCTTGTCGCGGAAGATCGCTTCGGCTGCCTCGCGGTCTTGGGCGATGATTCCGCACCGGATCGGTGAGGTTGCAAACAGTGCGGTATCGAGCCACAGAATTGCGATCAGCGTGGTGAATCCGAGCTGTCGCGCCTTGAGGATGACATTTCTGTGCCACAGCCTTTGCAGCAGTCTGCGCTGAAACCTGTTGGGCCGGAAATCGATGACCAGTCCGTTGCCAGATTCATCATCGCCCTTGGTGATGATCTTGTAGAGGTTCGACATGCGCCACGCTGGATTGTTCAGGTTGGCCGCCAGCGTGGCGGCGTCGATCTCTACCGGGGACGATTCAAGTTGCATGGTCAGTACGGGTCATGGTCGTGCCATCGGTAGCTGTAGATGCGCGGGGCGCGCGTCCAGCGCCAGTGATTGCGCGCGAACACGGCAGTCAGCGCGATATTCATGGGCAGGAATCCCCATGAATGCGTGGTGACGATCCAGAGCAGCCACAGCGACTGATTGACCAGGCTGAGCGACCAGGCGCTGCGGTGCAGGCTCCCGGCCATCAAGGCCGATGTGACGGTGATCGCGCTCAGGAGCCATGGCAGATAGGTGGCGATCAGGCTATGCATCTTCATCCTCGGGTGGTGGGTTTTTGGTGATGCCCATCACATTGCCGTTGAGCTGGCTCAGCAGCTCGGCCAGTGGGTCGGTTTTCTGCCGGTTGTCCTTCTGATACAGCCCGAGGATCTTTGCGGCCTTCTCCAGCGCGGCGTTCTTGTCGTGAAATTTGTATTTGATGCCGCCTGTGTCGCTGATCTCGAAGCTCGCCACGGACGCGGCTGTCCGAGTATCGAGCTCGTCAACCATGCGCATCTGGCCTTTGTCGTTCACGATGCCGCGCGGGTCAGCCAGTGCGATGCGCATGATTTCCTGCAGCACAGCGATGCGTTCAACAATCATTTCGTCTGTGATCGCGGCGCGCAGCTCCGCGAGCTTGGCGCGCACCGGGACACGCTGTGCAACTCGGTTGGCTGCCACCTTGACCGACTTGCGCGAGGCGTCGGGCTTCACGTCATAGGCGCCCATGTAGGCGTCGATGTAGGGTTCACCCGACACTACCAGGCGGACGAACATATCCTCCTTTGGTGTCAGGGCGTCACCGGCATTGCGGACTGGTTGAACCATGGGTTTCTTTCTGTCAGGTGCGTTTGATTTCCAGCACCTCGATGCCGTGAACCGTGAACATGAGGTGGCGTTTCAGTGCGTACACGTCGGTGATGCAGCCTTTGACATCGGCCACGACCATCGGGCCGGTCGGCGATCCTTCGCGGTAGGTCATGTCTGCGATGTAGACGACAGCGCGATGCTTTGCGCCGCCGTAGGTTGCGGACGGCGCGATGACG